CAAAGGATATGCCTAATCAAGGATTTGTAAACAAATAAGAAATGGCAGAAGGATTATTTATAACACGAAAAGATTTAGTCAAGTTTACTTCTGTAAATGGCAACGTTGATAGTGATAAGTTTTTGCAATACATAAAGATTGCACAAGACATACACATTAGAAACTACTTAGGAACTGATTTATACAACAAAATACAAGACGATATAGAAGCAAGTAGTTTAACAGGTGATTATCTAAGCCTTGTTACTGACTATGTAAAGCCTATGCTAATACATTGGGCAATGGTTGAGTATTTGCCTTTTGCTGCATATACTATTGCAAACAAAGGTGTATTTAAACACGGTAGCGAGAACGCATCTAACGTAGAAAAAGACGAGATAGACTTTTTAATAGAAAAAGAAAGAAACATAGCACAGTACTATACTGATAGATTTATAGATTATATGTCATTCAACGCAAGTGGTAAATATCCTGAATATTACACTAATTCTAACGATGATGTGTACCCTGACAAAAACGCAAATTTTGAAGGATGGGTTTTGTAAGAAACGATTATAAGCCTAAAACACTAAATGTAGAGAGGCTAAAAGAATATCTACAAAAAACATATATAACAAAAACGAAAAAAAAGTATTGATAATATATGGCTAACACAATAAATTGGGGTAAGATATATTGCTTTACAGAGTTTGGTAATGAAGATTTTACAGTAGCTGAGGCAATACCGCATTTTTCTTCTCCTGAGTGCTTTTTAGGTGCTTTAGAAGGTGGTCAAACAGAAACATTAGCATTAACGATAGATGACACACAATTATATAGTGTAGATTCTACAGACTTAACTGCTGATTTAACTTTAGTAACATTATTTGAATAAAAATATATAAAATGGCAAGAATTAATATTAACACAGGTGCAGAACCCGGCAATTTAGGAGATGGCGATACTCTGCGAGATGCCTTTATTGCAGTTAATTCAATGACTACTGAAATTTATGGTAACGACTTTGTTACTCACGATATGCTTGGAGATGACGTTGTAGACCACGATGAATTAGCAGCAAGATATACTGCAAAAACAGAAATATCTAACACAACAGGTACAATAGATTTAGTTACTTCATCTTTTGCTATATTTGAACTTACAGGTAATTTAGGTACAGTTACTTTGCATATAGAAGATATGAAAAAAGGTCAAGTAATTGATATATTACTTACAGGTAGTGACCTTTCAAGTGCAGTAATTACTATAACAGATGACTTTACAACTTCACAAATTAATAAAGTAGGTAGCACATCTTTAGATACAAGTAAGAAAAATATAATACAAGTGCTTTGTGCAGACGATAATGATGGTGCTGCTATATTAAACTATGCTATTGCAACTTACGAAGCAGACGATAACCCTGACTAATTATGAAAGCAAAAACTGAAAACGGAACAATCAAAACCTATAAAAGTTTACCTTCTGAATATAAGAAGTCAGATGGTAGCGTAATACTAAACTTTAATAAAGCCTCAAAAGAGACTATAGAAGCAGAAGGTTTTTATGATGTAGTAAAGCCAAGCTATGACCCACAAACTCAAAACAGAGGTGGTTTGCAATGGGATGAAAGTAAAAAAATATTTACGTTTCCTGTAACAGATATAGACTTTAATCAAGAGGTAGATATTATTGGAGAAGATGGCGAACCAACAGGCGAAAAAGAAAAGAGATATAAGATAGCCGATATTAAAGAACAGAAGTTATCTGAGATAAAATCTAAAGCAGGTCAACTATTAGAGCCTACAGATTGGCAAGTTATAAGAAAATCAGAAAGGGATATTGACATTGATGCGGATGTAGCTACAGAAAGAGCAGGTATTTTAGCAGAAGCCGATAGGTTAGAAGCTGAGGTAAATGCTAAGAAAAGCTATAAGACTGTTTTACAATACAACGTTCAATTTTTCCCACCATCTGAAGAAGAATTAATATGAGTTTCAATAAGAAGTTTTTTGCAACAGGAGGTATAGTAGCTTCCTCTGACGCAGTTTGTACAACCGAAACTACTGATAAGTTTGGTGATGGTAATGGTGTAGCACTTTACAGTCTTGACTACGATGCTTCTGATACAAGTGGTAATTACGATGGTACAGCTTCTAACGTTACCTTCGGAGTTGGCGGACAAATAAACTATGGTGCGAGGTTTAATGGTAGTAGTAGTAAGATAACTTTATCTAATACTTCGTCTTGGGGTATTAATGATGTTATTACTACTTCAATATGGGCAAAAACTACTGCTACTTCAGGCACTTTATTTTCAGTTGGAGTTACAGGTCTCAGTAATAATTATGCTTGGTTTGTAATGAATATGCAATCGGATGGTAAAGTAGCGTGTGGTTACACTTGGAATGACGGAGGTTTTAAAAATGCTAAAAAATCAAGTTTAACAATTAATGATGGTAATTGGCATTTAATCACATTTGTTGCTTCTGCGGATTATTCAAATGGTGGTGGTACTTTATATATTGATGGGGTAGAAGATACTTCAGCAACAACTCTTAACACAACAAGCGGAAGTCAAAATACCATTCAAGGTGGTGCAACAATTGGAGAATACTCGGCAAGAGATATAGCAGCTTTTAACGGCGATTTAGACCAAGTTAGAATATTTTCATCAGCCTTAACATCTGACCAAGTTGAAGATTTATATGAAGAAACTGCTTGTGTACATACTGCAACTACAACTGATAATGATTATCCTGTTACAAATGCTGCATATTACAAATTTGACAATTCAGCAGAGGATTCAAAAGGAACGGCAGATGGTTCAGAAACAGATATAGAGTACAGGTTTGGTCGCTATGGTCAAGCAGCGGTTTTTAATGGTAGTAGTAGTAAGATAAATATTGGTAATCAAAGTTTTTTTATTGGTAACAATGATTATACTTTATCTATGTGGTTTAATCCTAAAAACACAAGTGGCACAAGTGCTGAAGTGTTAGTAATGGAAAGAGGCAGTTCAAGTTATTTATCTCCAATAGAGCTTTGGCTTAGACAACCAAATAACTCGTCAAATGCTCAAAAACTACAATTTGGGATAGGTGGCTCAGGCACAACAATAACATATATTTATAGTTCAAATACTTATACAGTTAATAATTGGAATTTTGTAGCGGTTAAAATTTCAGGTACTACTATGTCTATAACCTTGAATGGTACTGAAACTACAGGCACTTATTCAGGAACAAGACCAACAATTTCAAATTCTATAAGATTTGGGAATGATTATCTTGCAAATCAAAATGATTTTCCTTTTGAAGGCTATTTAGACCAAATTAGGATATTTTCATCAGCCTTAACACCATCACAAGTTTCTCAACTTTACAACGAAAAACCTGAAACAGATACATCTAACTTTAAGACTGTATTGTATGAGGGAACAGGTTCAACTCAATACATTTCTAATGTAGGAATGGACTTGGAAACAAATGGTGGTTTAGTTTGGATTAAAAATAGGGATAGCGCATACAATCACTACTTATATGATTCGATAAGGGGTGCGAAAAATATATTAGCATCTGATTCAACTATTGCCAATACAGTTCAAACTAATGGTTTAAGTTCATTTGAGGCTAATGGTTTCTTTTTAGAAGGTAATAGATTAAACGTAAATGAAAACAATAGTGATATTGTAGCTTGGGTATGGAAAGGCGGAGGCGATGCGGTAACCGATAATACTACAGGCGACCTAACTGCTGATATATCTGCAAATACAGAAGCGGGTTTTAGTATTGTTAATTTTACAGGAGTAACTGCTACACCCGATGGTGTTACAGTACCACACGGATTAAATTCAGCACCTGAACTTGTAATTTTAAAGCCAATTAACGTATCAGGGAGTTGGGTAGTTTATGCTTACCCTGTTGGAAATAATAAGTTTTTAAAGTTAGATGACGATGCTGAGGCAACGACTACTACAGGGTGGGATAATACACATCCCGATAGTAATAATGTTACTATGGAATGGTCAAGTACATCAAAAGAATATATAATGTATTGTTGGCATTCAGTAGCAGGATATAGTAAGATAGGTACTTATGCAGGAGGCTCTACAGGTTCAGGAAATGCTATATCTTGTGGATTTCAACCATCTTGGTTAATGGTAAAATGCTATGATAGTACAGGTGGGGCTTGGAGAATATTAGACCAACGTAGAGGTGACGACTCTACAAATGGTAACGTCGATGACCACCTTGTAGCTGATGGTAATAACGTAGAAAGCACAGATGCAGGAACAACTTGGGAAGTAGTATTTACAAGTGATGGGTTTTATTTTACAGGCACAGGAACAACTTTAAACGGAAGTGGTCGTAACTTTTTATTTATGGCATTTAAATAAAATGAAATGGATGACGGAATGAAGATATTCTCATTGTACTCAGCAAATCTATTTGCTTTAGTTTTTAGCGTTAGTGAATTTAACCATTGGCTACAGATGTGTGTGATGTTATCAACCCTTGCATACACTTGTATATCAATATATAAAGCCTTTAAAAAATGACAAGTAGAGAAAGGAGAGAGTTAAGAGGTTATATAGGAAGTGGAGTAGTATTTTTGTTTGTTATTGCCCTTCTTATTTTTCTTAGTTACGTTGAAATCCCACAAACAAATAATGATACTTTTAAACTTATTACAGGTGCTTTGGTGGCTACGATAGGTGCAGCTATATATGTATTTATTGGTAAAGACCCAAACGAGGTAATAGAGTTACAACGCAAAAATGATGCTTTAGAAAGTAAAGTAGAGCAGCTTGTAGTAGCAAAAGACAAGTTAGAAGAACTACTTATTAAAATACAAGATGACGTTATAGATAGGTTACTTATTAATAAAACCTTAGAATACGATGACAAAAACAAATCTTAAATATTTTACTTTAGATGAGTTTGATTCGCCTGACCTTCCTAATAGTGGCGTTAATATGGATAGTGATTTCTTGCAAAAGTTGGACAACGCACGTGAGATTGCAGGGATTTCCTTTAAAATCAATTCAGGCTACAGAACACAAGAACATCACGAAGCTATCTATAAGAGATTGGGAAAAGAGCCAACTAAGTCTGCCCACCTTATCGGCAAAGCAGCAGACATACATTGCACAGATTCAAGAAGCAGATTTACTATTATATCAGCGTTACTTGATGCAGGATTCAATAGAATCGGTATTGCAAGTACCTTCATACATTGTGATACTGCCGAAAAAGGTAAAACCCAAAATGTCATTTGGACATACTAATACAGTAGGAAGTACGATAAGCTATGAGTGAAATAAAGGTAAAAGCTAACGGACTAAGAAACGAATTAAAAGAGATACGTAAAAGTATTGACAAACTAACAAACGCAATTATAGAAATACATATTGCACAAACAAACAAACACAATGAGAGTAATAATAATGATACTTGTTGCAATGATGATGAGTTGTGCAAGTGCAAGGGAAACAAACCTAAAGCGATTTAAAGAAATTACAAAAGACATTTGCATAGAAAATCATAATGAAGCTAAATTAGCACAAATACTATACAACGAGATTGTAAATGGCAGGTAAGAAAAAATTTAAAGACACAGTAGTAGGTAAGTTTTTACTAAATAAAATCCCTAACGTAGTAAGTAAGATAGCAAATGACACACCTGTAGGTAGTGTTATAGAAGCTATTATTGGCGGTAGTGAAATGTCAGAGGCAGACAAGCAAGTAGCACTTGAAAAGCTACGCTTAGAACGTGCAGAAATGGATGGCATTACTAAGAGATGGGTAGCAGATAGTAGAAGTGGATATTTTTTAACTTCTAATATTAGACCTATTATTTTGTTGTTTATTACATTGGCAATAATAGGAGGCTTTTTCTTTGACTATGATGTTACCCCTTTAACAAATCTTGGTAGTATTATCTATACTGCATATTTTGGTAGTCGTGGTGCAGAAAAAATATTTGGTAATAAACTACATCAGTAATGGCTAAACAAATAATAAGTAATTACTACAAGAAGCCTAAGAAAAAGCGTAAAGGCATACACGCTAAAAGCAAACAAAGTTGCCTAAAATCAAGTAAATTATATAGTAAGAAATATAAAGG